CGTTTAGATCGTCCTGAATTAGCTAATAAGTTTTTTGAATATATATGGAATGGTTGGTTGTGTTTAGCCTCTCCTGTGTTGTCTAATACAGGTACAGACAGAGGTTTACCGATCAGTTGTTTTGGTATTGATGTTGCAGATAGTATTTGGGATATTGGACAAAAAAATTTAGAGATGATGCTACTCGCTAAGCACGGCGGTGGAGTTGGTATCGGTATAAATCAAATAAGACCCGCTGGCGCTAATATTAAAGGTAATGGAACAAGTGACGGCGTTGTGCCTTTTTGTAAAATATACGATTCAACAATACTCGCAACTAATCAAGGATCTGTCAGACGAGGAGCTGCTTCAGTTAACATTAATATTGAACATCCCGACTTTGAAGAGTGGCTTGAAATTAGAGAACCTAAAGGAGACATTAATCGTCAATCGCTCAACTTACACCAGTGTGCTGTGGTCGGCGATAAGTTTATGCGAAGAGTTGAAACAGGTGATGTTGAAGCTAGAAAGAAATGGGGAAAACTATTACAAAAGCGTAAAGCAACTGGAGAACCTTATATTTTATTTAAAGGAAATACAAACAAAAATAATCCAACAGCTTACAAAAAAAATGGTTTAAAAGTACATATGACAAATATATGTAGTGAGATTACATTACACACTGATGAATCGCATTCTTTTGTTTGTTGTTTATCTAGTTTAAATCTAGCTAAATATGACGAATGGAAACATACAAACTTAATATATGATGCTATCTGGTTTTTAGATGGTGTTTTAGAGGAGTTTATACAGAAGTCTAAAGGTAAAGTTGGATTTCACAATTCAGTGCGATCTGCTGAAAAAGGTAGAGCATTAGGATTAGGCGTTTTAGGTTGGCACACGTATCTACAAGAAAAGGGCCTACCATTTGAAGGTTTATTATCACAATATGAAACAAGAAAAATTTTCTCACAAATTAAAATCGAGTCTGAAAGAGCTTCAATGTCTTTGGCTGAATCTTTTGGAGAGCCTCTTTGGTGTGTCGGTACTGGTTTTCGCAATACCCATCTTCGTGCTATCGCTCCCACTGTATCTAATAGCAAGCTTAGTGGAAACGTTTCGCCAGGAATAGAACCATGGGCGGCTAATGTATTTACAGAGCAATCAGCTAAAGGTACGTTTATACGTAAAAATCCTACGTTAAAAAAGTTATTAAGAAAACTTAAAATAGATAATGAAAAAACATGGGGTAAAATACTAAAAGATGGAGGATCTGTTCAAGGTTTAAAAGAGCTTGACAAAGTAATGTTAGGAACTTATAATGATATACCGGCTAAAGATGTATTTAAAACGTTTAAAGAAATTAATCAATTAGAATTAATCAATCAAGCAGGTATTAGACAGCAGTATATAGATCAAAGTGTAAGTTTAAACTTAGCTTTTCCTAGTATTGCTACACCTAAATGGATAAATAAAGTACATTTTGAAGCTTGGAAAAAAGGTATTAAAACCTTATACTATACTCGGACTGAGTCAGTGTTACGTGGAGATATTGCTGAACAAGCGATGGATGACGGTTGTCTTAGTTGCGACGGATAATAAAAAAAGGGGGCTATTTTCATAGCTCCCTTTCTTGTTACAGGAATGTTTGGGTATGGTGCCCATTTTGTTATTCCTTACTGTGCGGCTATCATTATTAACTCGGCTCGCGCGTAATAACTACCGCTTTTTTTAGCCCAATCCATAGCGTTGTAACCTTCGTCACAGTAATCTCTATAAAGCTGTGCACCTCTTAAAGAAAGTAAATACACAATATTAGCTTTATCAGCTATTACAGCGTGAATTAATAAAGGTTTACCATCTATTTTTTCGCTGGCATGAATTCGGTTTACTGTTAGTATTGAGTTAACTTTGTTATAGTTACCCTCGTTAATAGCGCTTAACAGTTCTGTTTCAATATCTGTTGAGATATTAAAAAATAACAAGAAAGATAAAATTAAGTTCATTTATAATAATTAAAGTGTTACATTATTATAATCACCTGGTTTCCTGTTATTTACACCCTTAAAATCACTTTTGCAAATATCTTAATTTGTTGATCTTCTTCTTGCGGGTATAGCAGAATCACGTACTATAAGTTGATCAAGTACAGACTGAACATCATCTTTTGTTATGTTTAATTTTAACGCAATTCCTCCGCTCCAAATCATTTTTGTTTTTTTATCCTCACCTATTATCAACACTGTTGGTACGGACTTTATTTGTTGCTTTAAAGATGGTGTTAAATCATCTAATAAAGCATACTGAACTTTAGCGTTTTTTATACCTTGTAAATCTACATTATGTTTTGTGTTCCATGAAGAATTTATGTGTAATACAGTGTATTGAGCGCTTGAAAAGTATCCACATGTTAAAGTAAATATAATTAAAAGCTTTTTCATTTTATTTTTTATTTATAATTTCGAATAGTTTATCATCTATTTTATCTAGTTTCTCGCTATTATCTTGCACTTTTTCATCAATGTCCATAATAGTCGATCTTACTAACTCATCTTTTAGATCATACTCTGTTCTACTTACCTCTGGTTTAGGTAGTTCTTTTGCAAGATCTATATCTTTTTGCAAAGTAAAATACATAGCAGCTAAACTAACTGCACCTGCAACTAGCATACCGATTGTTTTTAAATCTAGCTGTACCTCTGTGTTCTCTGAAATTTTTTGAGCCATTTAGTTTTTCATTTTTAGTTTAGAATTATTAACATCTAATCTTGATATATCTTTAGATTCGTTTTTTCCTAAACTTCCGTTGTTATTATTGTTATTATTATTAGAACTTTTGTTTTTAGGTACATAAATAGGTTCACTCCTATGTCTGTAATAACCCTCATTGTACCAGTTACCATAATATCTAGGATAACTGGGATATGATACAATATTATAATAAACATTTGGTTTAATCATGTTTATAGGTAATCTCAAGGTGTCACCTTGTTCTGTTACAGCTAACACATGGGTTATCTGTATTTTAGGTTTTGTATTGTAGGTACCACAACTAGCAACAGCCAGCATGCCCACTGCATAAAGGACAATTTTCCATAATTTCATAATTTTATTTTTCTCCACATTTTTTACTAGGATCACCAACTTGTCTCCAATCTTGTTTAACCCAGTCTTTTAAATTTTTACTAGCTGTACCACTAACATTGCTTTTACTTGATCTTTTATATTTACCTTTACTAGCAGCAGATTGTTTAGCGCTTATAACAGCTTGTCTTTCAGATTTACTCATACTAGCTATTTTAGCTTTAGGTAAACATACTTTTCTAGTACCTCCACCTTTAGTTCCTTTTTTAGCTGGTCCACTGCTTTTTACACAACTACCTTTTGAAAACCTACTAGTTCCTGGTTTTCTTTTGTAACCTTTCCAACAGTTTAATGGTGATTCGTAATTCATTAGCACTTACCTTTACCTTGTTGTTTTGATGCCCACATATTAGCATAAGCTGATGGGTATACTTTAAATTTTCTTTTAGCAGCTGCTTTACAACTTGCACTTAGTTTTCTAGCTAGTGGTGATTTAATGTTTTCCATAGTTATCTTCTTTTTTTTGATCTTGATCTTGATCTTGATTTACTTTTCTTTTTTGGTTTGTCTTTTTGCCACTCTAACTCCCATTTAGCCCAACCTAAAGCGTTTGCAATTCTCATCCACTCTTCATTTTCAGCATCAGAAGCATCTTTTAAGTTTGTTAATTTTCTTATACCTCTATCAAGTGGTACATTTGTAGCAGCACTAATAACTTGGCCAGCAGCTAAATAAGCGGGGTTATCTAATGACCAACCTTTTTCCATTATTTCTTTTTTATTCCAATCCCATGTTCTACCAGCAGATTTTAGTTTACCTATTTTAGAAGATATAGGAGGTGAAATATCTAATAATTCTATTGCAGCATCTTGAGCTTCTTTACCTTCAGCTAATTTCATTATAGCGTTTTTAAGTGTAGACACAGCTGCACCGTGAAAACCAATACCTCTTAATAGTGAATCAGCCATACCGTTTGCTATACCCGTATATTTTTTATTTAGTTTTTCCTCATCAGGTTCTTCATCTCCAAATGCCATAGCAAATAAAGCTTGTTGTAACGCGTTAAATATAACATTTTGTATAGCTCCGTAATATAATATCTTAGATATATTAGTTTTGTCGTCCCCTCGGCGATTCTTAAGATCACTAGCGGCTTTTTGCATCAATCTAGCATATTGGGCTGGGGTATTTGCAAAAGCTAATATAATACGTCCCATTGGACCCGCTTGCTGTTGGCTAATTCTATCAGGTCTACTTGACTGTTGTGACTCTTCAGCTATTTCTCTAAAATCTTGAAATGCTTGTGCTTCAGCTTCTTTATCAGATAAACCTTCTTTCTTTAAACTTTTATATCTATTTCTATAAAACGTAGCGCCACCTGAAGCAATAGCAAAACTATCTGCTATTTGTGTAGGTAAAAAACCTAGTTTTAATATTTTACTTATAAAAGCTTTAGCTTTGTTTTTAGACTCAGCAGCAATTTCAGCAATATCAGCCTCACTCACGTTTATTTTTAAACCATTACGTCTTTCAACTAAGTAATCAGAGTTCATAAGTTTCATTACATCTTTCCAATACTGAGGTTGGTTTGCAAACGCAGCTGATGCTTTTAATGGGTTGTTATCAGACCAGTTCACAAAGTTAACAGCTGATATAGTTTGTAAGACAGCAGATCTCATGTTAAAGAACATAATTGCTCCGACTGAATTATTTATCCAATCAATAAATCTACCAGTTAATGTGTCACCTTTAAAACCTCTATTGGTACCAGTTTTCATACGACCAAGCATGTTTTCTAAAGCCTCTCTGTAACCTTTACCATAAGCTGCTTCAAGCTTATTCATATTAGTTTCACTAAACACTTCATTTACATTATTTTGCCATTGTTTTAAATACTTAGCTCTAACAACAGTATTTAAACCTGATAATAAATCAGTTGTAATAGTACCAGCTAACCAACCTTCAGTAGGCTTAGGGTAACCATTATCTTTATTTATAGCTATAAGCTCATTAGCAAATGTAATTAAATTTTCATCTGCAGTTACGTAATCTTCTAATATTTTTTGATCAGCTTTAGATAAACCTGGAATAGTCATACCTTGTTGTGACCATGTGTAAACTCTAACAGCATTACCTACAGTGTAAGGTTCACCAGTTATTTTTTTATTTAAGTCCTTAGGACTAACGCCTAACAAATTTTTTAAAGCTTTAAAATCATTAGCTAAAGCAACTCTTGCATTTGATATATCTATATTAGCTCTAGCAAATGGATCTAAAAAGTTTTCTTTTACCCAAGCTATAGTTTCATCACCTTTTTTACCTTTACCAGCAAAGTATCTAGTTAAACCTACAAAGTCTTGAGCTGATGGTGGTATACCTAATAAATCAAACCTACCTTTGTCTGCACCTACAGCTCTAGCTTTAGTTCTACCATATCTTTTTTCTGTACCAATACCTGTTGCTCTTTCTAATATATCATTAAAATCTTTGTTAAGATTTTTTGATTTACTAAACTTAATTCTAGCTTCTTGAGCTTCAGTATCTAAACGCTCCATATCATTAAGAACATTTTGATTTGTTTCTGGTTTAGAGTATTTTATGTTTTTAGGTAAAATATTTTTATTAAAAGTATTTATATCTTTTTGATTTTTTTCAAATTCTTTTACAGATTTTTTTCCAATTTTAGAAACTATATCTTCATACAGTGTTTTAGTAAAATCACTTTTTATACTATAAATATTTTTTGCTAATTCTAAATTTTCAGCAAATCTAAATATATTAGAATCGTTTACCTTACCTGTAGCATCGTCTATAATATTAAAATCATTTAAAAATCCCCAAATACCATTATAAGCTTTTAAATTTTGTTTACCTTGTTTTTTCCAATTACCTTGTAAAACTAAAACAGCTGATTCAAAAGATTGTTGACTACTTGATTTTAAGTGTTCAAACTTAATTGTTCCTTCTTTAATAATACCCGGTAAAAAAACATAACCCGCTGGAGCTAATATTCTTTCACCACTAGTACCTATAGCTGCATTAGCTTTTTTAAGCTTAAGAATATAATCTGCTTTTTTATTAAAATCTTTACTACCTTGTTCGCTAGAATACAACCATTCTTGCATTGTAGTGTTCCACAAATCGTATAACTCTAAAGAAGCTTTACCTTGTTTATTGTTAAATGTTTCTCTAGCTATTTTTATTTGTTCTTTTAAATTATTAGCTTTGTATATTTTATTTAATGCTGTTTTAAATTTTGAAGCATAAGAAGTTTCTAAATTTTCCCATTTAAAGTTTTTCCATCTATCTAAAGTTTCTTTTGATAAAACACTTTTGGTTTTAGTATTTAAATTATTAATAATTCCTTGTTTAAAAGAGCTTCCAACTTTTGCCATTTCAGAACCTACAATATTATAATGCCCTGCAAATAAACCTAATATTACTTTTTGATATTTATCTTTTACGTTATTAAGTATAGGTACTTGAGAAGATAAATCTTGTGCTTGATCATTAAATTCTTTGATTGCTTTTTTATCTTCTTTAAATTTAGCATCAGATAAAGTCCAATTACCTTGTTTTAAATCTTCATTTAATTCAGAATTTTTTATAGCTTTAGTATATTGTTGAGCTCCTTTTCCTTTATCTGCTTCAGCTATAGCTGCTTTAGCAACAAAGTCTTCTACTAAATCAAGCTCTTCTTTATTCATAGAAGCTTTATTTCTTTCGTATTTTTCTAAAGCCTGAAGCAACTTCATAGGTTCTTCATTAATTTCAACTTGTTTTTGTGATTTACTAAACTTTAAACCAACAGGTCTTTTAATTGCTTTAGAAACTTTTTCAGTGGTTTGTGTTTTGTCTACAAACTCTCTTTTTTCTATAACCTCTGGTTTTTGTATAGTTTCCATCGTAGCATCAAAAGCAAACTCTTCTGCTAATGCTTCGGCTAATGCATCTTTTCTAGTACCTTTAGTAGATGTGCCAACATCTCTACCTAAAAAGTATTTTATAAATTCTGCTTTAGTAATATCTTTTTTCTTAAATATTTTCTTACCTTCTTTAGTCTGTTCTCTTTTACCAGTATCCTCTGCAAACGGTCTAAATCTTTTATTTATAATATCTTGAGGTATAGCTTCGTAAATATTTTCAAAGTTATCTCTTAAAAAAGTTTCATAAGCTGCTCTTGATCCTAAAACATCTTTAGCAATAGTTGTTTTAAGTTCTGTTCTAAATGCTTTTTGTAAAGCTTTTTTAAACTTAGGTGAGTCTACAGGTGGTAGTTTTGTACCAAATGTTTTTACCACAGCATCAATTACTTTTTGTGTAGTAGCTTTATCTAGTTTTATTTTTTTTCTTAAACTTTCTTTTGCTTTAGTTGGTTTTTCCGCAACCCTTTCTGTAACTTCTTCAGTTGTTATATCTAATGTTTCTGGAGTTGTTCTATCATCTATTTCTTTAGTAAACAAATCTCCTTCTTGACCTAACCTTCTTAATATATTACCTAATCTACCACCACCAAATTTACCTCCACCAAATAAACCTTCTCTAATGTAAGCCCCATACTCTCCTTTACTAGGATCATAAGTTTTGTTTAAGTAAACTAAAACCTCTTCTTGAACACCAGATTTAAATTCATCTTTAGTTATACCTAATCCACTTTTAAATTTAGAATTAACAAAGTCGTTTACAATACCTTCATTATTTAAAGCTAAATCATTTTTAATATCTACAGCTTCTTGTGCTGTAGCGGTTTTTAATTGTTCAGATAATCGTTTGTTTTCAGCTACAATAGTTTTAGATAACTTAGTTTTTACCTCACCAGCTTGTTTTACTTCAGTTAATCTTTCAGCTCTTTCTGTTAATTTACCTTTAGCTAGTTCTCTTTGATATTCTTTCAAAAAATTATAAACATCTTTACCATCTTTAAAACTTGCTTTAGTAAATCCTTTTGGTCTAAATATTTTTAAAATAGGTTCTGCTAATTTTTCAAATAATGTTTTTTCATAACTTATTTCACCAGATCTTAATGCATCTGAGAAAGCGGTTAAATACTCTTCATTATATTCACTTTCACTTTTTTCAGTACCGTCCTCGTTAAATCTATAATTATCATCTATTCTTTTTTGAACAATATTTAGTTCTTTTTGAGACAGTTGATCTTTAAAATTATCTACTATTTCTTTTCTTCTAACAGGATCAGATAAATCATTTCTAATTATACGATGTAATAGTTCATGAGATCCAACTCCTATAGCTCCAACTTCAACAGCTCTATCTTTGTTTATAAGTACTTGTCCATCAGGTGTGATAAAACCTTCAGATAATAACGCTTCGTTTTTTTCTTGTTCTGAAAATTCTAATTCTTCTATTCTAGTTTTAAACTGTTCACTGTTTAATACCTCAGGTGTATAACCAAGTTTTTCACCTACTTTTTTAGCTGTCTCAATATCTTTTGTTACTTGCTCTACGTTAATATTTTTCTTTATTAATTGTATGTCTGTATCTATTTTTTTAGCCTGATTATTTATACTTCTTATAGCATAACCATATTCTTTATTACTTAAATCACCATTTTGATTACTTTTTCTAAGATCTATAGCATCATTATAAAGTTTATCTTTTTTATCAATTAAACCTATTAATTCAGATCTTTGTTCTTCGGTTAAAAAAGTAGATAATTTTTGGTTAGTTTCTAAATATGTTTTTAATTTTGATTGAGTATTCTGTATTTCTTCTTCAATTAAAGCTTTTACTCTTTTATCTTTAGTTCCATTTTTCTGTAAAGTTAAAGCATGCATCCTGTTTATAGAACTATTAACTATGTTGACACCATTAGAGTCATTTCGTAAAGCTCTTAAAGCTTTATTACCTCCTCCACCAACAACCGCACTACCAACTACACCAGATAAAAACGCGTCAATACCTTCATCTGAAGCCATAGAATTAATACCTGTAGTTATCGCATCCTCTACGTTAAATCCTTCAGCTAAACTTTTGTTAACTGTTTCTAAACCAAATTGAACTTGTTCTTGCCAACCATTTACACTAACGTTTACAGCTGTATTAGCTAAACCTCTATAGTTCCAAGCTTGTCTAGAAATTATTTTACCTATATTTTTTAAACCAAAATATTCAGCGGCTACAGCAAATGAAGATAATATTGCCGGTGTTATTAAGTCTATCTGTTCATTATTTTGAAGCTGATCTAAAGCATCGTCAACATCACCATATAAAGCTTTAGCTTTTTCAACATTATAATCAGTAATCATTGGCGCTGATATTTGTGGAGCTAAACTTATACCTCTTGTTAAAACGGCTGGTACCATAGTACTAATTACACCTCCCACAGCGTTAAAAGAAGCACCAATTAAATCAGAAACATCACCTTCTTTAAAACCTTTTACAAAACCACCTCCTATATCTTTTTGTTCTTTTGCTAATTGTTGTGATTTTTTTACCATGTTTATCCAAGCTTCATCTGCATAGCTACCAACTTCTTTTTTAGTATTAGAATAAATAGCTTTAGCTTTATCATCGCTTAGTTGTTTCCATTTTTCAGGATTATTTTTAAACAAAACTTCTTCGTTTGTTTCTGGGTCTATATAAGCTATTGCACCTGCACCAATAGATTCTCCTGTTATAAAATCTGCAGCATCATCACCTGCAACCTCTTGAATAAATTTTAAACCCTGCGCTTTAATATCTTCCCAAGTACCTTTTAATTGTCCAGGTAAATTTTCTTTAACATTACTTATATTTTCTATTGATTGAATTATCTCGCTTTCACTTTTATCAGATTTAACTTCTTTTTCTAATTCATCTATGTAAGAAGTTAGATCAACAACTTGAGTTTCTGTTAAAGGAGTTTGATCAGTTGTTACACCATCTTTATCTTTACTAAACCTTTTATTTATATTGTTTATCTTGCTTAAATCCAAAGAAATATCTCCCGATCCTAAGTCCGTACTCTGACCCGTTGCTATCTGTTCGTTTACTGCTGTTACGTCCGCAACATCCTCCGCAACAGCTTGTTTCTTTACTATTCCAGTTTGTTGGATATATTCTTCTACAGTTAAATTAGATTCTTCTGCAGCTTTTTGTATTTCCTCTAAACTATATTCTTGACCATCAAGTTCGTACATAATTAGATTATTTTTTAATTATAGGAAGTTTTTTCTTAGATTTTTTAGTTTTCTTTTCTATATATTTATCACTCATACTATCTACCAACGAAGGATAAACTAATCTTATTGCTCTTCCTTTGTCATCTCCACCAGCAAGTTTGCTTACATTTAAAAGTTCTTGAAAAAATATACCTCTTTCCTGTTTATTATCCATGTTGTATCTTAAAGGTTCTTCTTCATTTCCTTCATTATCAAATTGAGGAATTGTAATTATAGAGCCTTCTACTAAAGTAGCTTTTTCTTCTGGTCCTTGTTTATATCTATTGTAAGCACCTAATGGATCTCTCGCGAATTCGTTATATATTTTTACAGCGCTTTCTTCTGCTGATATGTCTTTATATTTACTAGAAGTACTACCTGATGGTATAGTTGTTTTTCCAAACTTTTTTATTTCAAAAGCTCCAGGATTTTCTTGCACCCATTTTTTAGCTTTTGGATCATCAGAACTTATATAATCAACATTAGGAATATAATTTCCAGCTCTTAGTTTAAGTCTTTCTGTAAATATTTTAGATTGTTCTGGGTCTATAGCACCACCTTTTACGATTTTTAAATCCTCTGCTTCACCTAAAACATTTCTCCAAACAGCATTAGCTGTTTTAGGATCTTTTAAATAACCTTGAGCTAATTTATCTACTCTATCATTTATAGCTAAAGCTGCCATTTCCCAATTAGGACCAACAATAACAGCTGTTATATCACCATTTTTACTTTTTTGTACTCTAGTTTGTTCAGAGTTTATGTCTTGATACTCTGAAGTTAATTTACCATTTTTATCTATAACACCACTTTCAACTAAAACATTTTCTAAAGTTTTATCTACAGTAGGAACTTTAGTAGTAGTATAGTTTGCAGCTTGAGTACCCCAAATAATAAATTCTTTATTATCAACACCTGTTTCTTTATCATCTAATTCTTTATATTTAGTTCCCCATCCTTTTTCTTTATCATAAATTATTTCTTTAGATCCTTTTAAAAACCCAGTGTCTATCCATGTACCGATTTGAAACTCTTGGTTTTCTGTCATAGATGCATAACCTTGTTCACCTACGTTAACAGGATTGTTACCTATTTCATTTAAATAATCTTGAGTTGACTCTCCTTTTGATTTTATATATGGTATTAAACCTTTTAAAGCTTTATTAGCTTCGTTGTACTCTTTTTGAGCTTGAGCAAGTTCTTCTTGAGGTCTACCAGTTTGTAATAATTTAACAGAAGCGTTTGTTTTTAATGTTTGAAAAGTTTGAGCTTGATCATATATTTGCTGATCATTAATATTAGCTTCACTTAAAGCACCAGAAAGAACATCATAATCTTTTACACCCTGTTCTTGTATTTTTTGAAGTCTAACAGCAAAGTTTTTATTTAACTCTAAAAGCCTATCTCTTTCGTCATCTAAAACTTTAGATGCTTGATTACCTAAGGTTTGTATTGCATTTGCCCAAATCTGACCGCTTTTAGTGTCGACTACTGTTACTGGATTTTCGTATGCTCCCATTATCTTATATTATTTATTTTAGCTGCTTCAACTTGTCCTAAAGCTCCCATGTAGCTTCCTGCTATGTTTCCTAGAGCTCCAACTCCTCCTGCTATAATAGAAGCTTGGTTTTGTCTTGCAGCTACTTGAGCCTGTTGTTGACCTGTTATTTGTGCTTGAACTCTATTTAATTGCTCTGTCTCTCTTCTTTCTTTTTCACTATAAACAAAAGTTTTACCTTTAACATCTACATCTTGCATTCTTTGCGCTTCACCAAATAAACCTGATTGTACTCTTTGTGCTTCAGCCATTTGTAATCTTTGTAAATTATCTTCACCTTGAGCTCTTAGTTTTTCATTTTGTGCTTCTTGCTGTTCTATACTAGCACTTACACCTTTTTTACTTTGTAAAGCGGCTTGAGCTAAAGCGGTAGCTCCTCCAGCACTAGCACCTGTAGCTCTTAATGTGTCTAGTGTATTAGCTAAAGCAATATCAGCTTCTTCAATTTCTATTTCAGCGGCTTTAGTTGCAACACCTAAATTAGCATAAGGATTAGAAACCATACCGCTTAAATCCGTTATCATACCTGATAAATCTGTTACACCAGCATATGGATTAATTATAGGTTGCCTTTTATTTTCTAAAGTTTTTAATTTGTCTTCTAAACGAGCTTTTTCTCTACCAGCTCTTTTAGCTTGCTTGCCTGCGCTTATAGCGCCTATAGCTGTAGCTCCAACTGTAGCCACACCACCAATAACTGCTGCTGTTACTATAAATGCCATAGTTTATTTGTTTTTTTGTTCATATTGCTCTTGTGTTAAAGAAACAAGTTCTTGTTCTAACTTTTTAATATCTTTTGTATTGCTAGGATTTTTATGTACATTTATAAATATAGAATCTTCATGTGCATAAATATATCTTTGAGATCCAGCTTTAGAAATAGTATAACAAGGCGCTTCATGTATAACTATTTCATTATTATTTTTTATAGCAACTTTACCAGTCATTAAAAACCAGATATGACTATCGTTATGTATAGCACCTTTTACTAGTTGACCTTTAGACATAGTCATAGATCTAATATAAAGTTGATCTGCAAACTCGTGAGTTACAGGTATTTCATCTGTTATAACAATATCTCCATCGTTATGAACAATAGAAATATCATTTATTTTTTTTAATTTCATTTAATTTAATATGATGATTCTACAATATCAGATGATACTGCAAATAATTCTTTTTTAGTTGTTGGGTAGTCTTGATTAACAAGTTTTATTTTAGCTTCTGTAAAAAAACCTTTTAAACCTGTAGAAGATGGTCCCCATAGTATTTCACCTTCAGTAGCAGGTGAGTTATTTATTAAGTTTGCAAAAAACTTCTTTTCTTTTCTTTTAAAGTTGTTAGAAAATAAGTCTGATTCTAAGGCACTTAAATTTGTTTGTAATGTATACTTACCTATAGGCACTGAAACATCACCAGAACTAGCTACCATGCTTTCTAGTTGCCAACCATCGCTACCTTCATAGTTTATAGTTTTAAAGTTTTTAACAAGTGATGGCTCTTTGTTTAATATTACTGTAACATCTGAATCGTAAGCTATTTCATAAAACTTACCATAATTACCAGTATTGTGAAGCCAAACACCTTGACCATTGTTAGTTGTAACTTTTAAACTGTAAAAATTATTTTTTAGACTTGTAACAAAATCAGGTTTATAATCAAAAAAGCTTGTCCAACCTAAAACGCTTTCGTCAAACGTTAAAGTTTTATAAGTTCCATTTGTTTTTTGTATTGATAAAACATAATTTTTATTATGAGCGTCCCAACCCGCTCTAATTTGTTGTACAGACTCAGCAAGCTCATCTCTAAAAAAGTCATGCATACCGTATGATGATATTTCTGTTATACCATCTGCTGATAATCTTAAAACACATCCTCTTGCTCTATCTGTAAAATATTTTCTATAACCATATACAGCAAAGCTAAATGGATCGTTTGATATACCATATTCACCTGCATAAGCTACTATTTGACCAATTACTAAATTAGTAGAGGTTACAGCAGCATTACCTTCAGCTGAATATATAGCATCTTTATCTATCAACGCTCTACTAACTTTATTTTGTTGGAATATAATTAAGTTAGTATCTTCAGCATAAAGTTTTTGTATTGAACCATTAGCTGGATCAGCTGATCTAGTAATATCTTGACCAACAGAAAATTGATTAGTGTCATTTACACCTGTTCTTGAATTAAATATACCAGAGTAAATCAATGTATTAAACCTGTCTTGCTGTAAAGGTTCTAGTTCATCTAAATAAGCTTTTACACCTAAATCAACTATAGTATTATTATAACCACCTCTAATTCTAGCTTCTTCAATATACCAATCATATGTAGTGTTAGCCACGTAAACTGGATCAGACGGTACATTAGCAAACGGAGCTGTAGGCTTTGTAGTAGCTTCAACAACGCTTTTTAGCTTTTTAATTAAAAAAGTATTAAAATATTTAACTTCTATAGTAGCTGACATAATTTATTATCACTTATTTTAACAAGTAGTTACACTAGTAACAACACCTGTTGTATTTGATTGTATTTCAAATATTCTTCTATTACCTAAACCTGTTTGACCACAATTATAAGAATAATATCCTGCAGCAGCAACCGGTGAACTACTTCCGTTTGGCCCTTGTCTTATAACATCACCAACTTGTGGTGTTGCACTATTTGTTGTATTGTTATAGTACAGGTTAGAACCACAGTCTGGGTTTTGTGAACCATTGATATTACAACTATCATTAAATACACCAGGAGGCGATGCATAAAAAGGAAAACCAATAGCTGTAGAATTTACAACAACTTGTTGAGTTGCTGTAACACTTAAAGAACCGTTTGCTGTATTACCATTTGCATCTTCTAATTTTATTGTTAAGTTAAAAGTACCAGAAGGGCTTGAAGCGCTAGGTCTAGACAATACACCTGTTGTTTCATTTATTGAGAATGAATTTAAAGTATTACCAGCTGTAATGCTCCATTTTAATTGCTGCGTGTTTCTAGTAGTATCAGAAGAACCATTAGTACCTGTTATTGTGCCTATAGTTCCAGTATCTGCTGTAGTTATAGTTATAGTTGGTAAAGCAACACCACCATTTATTATAGGATTAGAATTAGATAAATTACCTCCAAGAAATATTTGTGCTGACTCAACAGAACCAGGACCTACTATTATACAACCTATTGTAAATTCTCTAATATTTACAGTTTCGTTAAAAACAAAATCACCATTAGTAGCATTAGTTATAAAATTATAACCTGAACCAGAATCTGGTACAAAATCAAATAAACTAGTTACATTGTTACCAGCACCGTCAAAAACATTAAATGAACCAGCTTTAATACTAGTACCAGCCATTGTAGCGCCACTATTATTAAGTGGAAAAACACCTGATATAAAAGCAGAACCTTTAGCTAAAGACTCAGGTTGATTCCAATTATATGAACCCCAACCTACAGCACCTGTAAAATTAGTTAATATAGATGCGTTTAAATCTGCTATTAAACCAGCAGTGGGTGTTTCCCAAAATATATCTAATAAAGACTCTACAGGATTTGTTTCATATATAGCTAAAACTGGAAAATCATCATCACCAGATTGAGTGTCTTGTCTACCAATGGTTTGATTTCTAGTGCTTATCCTCATTAAATAAGGATCAGTTTCATTTTGATATATAGACGGGTGTTGACTAAGCTGTGCACGTCCGGTTAAAGTTGATTCTACACCTATCTGTTCTATGTCATGTTTTTTTATTCCAGGATAAAACTGTTTATTTAAATTAACCCAAGGTGTTTTATTTAGCAGTATATTTTCAACTCTTCCAGATAACTTAACACTACTTCTATATTGTTTTTGCTCTGGTCCAACTTCTGATAAATCTCTTGGTACTTTATTTATGTTATCACCTAACAATGTGGAAAAAGCAGTTTCCCCTAATTCTTCACCAAAATACTCTGTGTGACCAAAATATCCATTTACTATACCTGGTAAATAAACATTATAATAGTCTTGCTCTTGTTGTTTTACTACAATTTTATATGAATACCATCCTATAGGATTTATACTATAAGCAAATTTAATATCTGCTCCAGCGTTACCACTAGCATTATATATTTCTTGATTTATCGCACCATCACAAGTAACTGTATAAGGTCCTGTACCGGTTATAGAACTAACTTTAACAAAATCTTTATATTCACCTCTAAGATAATCATTTACTTGAGGTATATTAGTCGCTGCAGTAGGATTAAAAACATACGTAGAACCTGTTACATTAGGACTTCCACCATTAACATCAAAACCACTTCCTCTTGGTATAGCATATAAGCCAGGTTCACCTTTTTGAGGACCTGATTCTTTAGGTAAACTATTACTACCACCAGATTCTATTATATTATTTATTTGAACTTTTAACGAATCACCAAACCAATCTCTAATAGGATAATTAGTTGCGTCTGTTGCTGTATAAAAAGGATTAAAAACTGTATCACCACCGTAAGTATTTGCGCCAATAGTAGTGTTGCTAGGTGAGACGCTTGAAAGTATTACATCTGATTGTCTACCATATTTATCTACTAAAACAAAACCAACTTGATAATTTCTATTTTGCTTAACAGAATGATTAGGGTATTCAACCCATGAATCATAGTTTTTAACTGTACTTTTAGGGCCTGCAGCTACTCTATATGTTAAATGTAAAGGTGGTGTATATTTATCTTTAAAATTACCATATATAACTCTATTACCTGCTGTTTCTTGAGCAAAAGCTTTTACAGGAACTTTATCATAAACTCTTGTTGTTTGATCCTGTGGTAATGTTCTAAATGGTTTTCTTGATTGGTAATCATAGTAAAAAGTAGATGAAGTACCAGACCAACTCGAGTCTGTTTGATCTATAGTATCTAAAACTTTAACACTTAATCCATCAGACTCTTTATATAAAATATCAATTTCTTTAATTTTATAATTAGCATCAACACTAGTGTTAACATTATCTATAGCATCTGGAAAAGGTATTAATAAACCTACGTCTTGAACACCGTTTTCCATAAATTGAAGTATAGTGCTTCTAAAAGCGTTGTCTTCATCTAAAGGTGTAGGGATTGCTCCCGTGCCAAGATCTCCGCTACCTAAAAAATAACCTTTTTGTTTAGGTATAAAAGCTGGCTGTGTAAATGGTGCCATTATAGAATACTCGCCATCGTCAAATTTAAATCTATAACTAAATCTAACAAATTTATCTTCTAAATAATCTGGATCTCCAGGCCATGTACTAGCGCTACCGCTATTAAAATTATATGTAATATCAACACCTGTCATAGTTGTTGCTAAAAAAGTAATATCTCCCGCTAATATATTAACCGATTTATTAATAGTAATTGTAGTTCCAGCAACATTTGTTACATATATATAATCTTTAGCCTCTAAAGCAACGTTGTTATATTGAACCACAGTCATACCTTGATATATACCATTGGCGGACGCTACGGCAATAGTTGTAGAAGCGCCTGTGGTTGTAGTTGTAGTTGTAACCTTGTTTAAAAGATCTATAGGTTCATAAGGGTTGTATTTAGCAACAGAAATATTACTTTCTTCTTTATAGTAACCAGAATTATTTTTAGCTGTTTGTATGTTTATTTTTCTAGGTTGATTTCTATTATCAGTAAAAAATAACAAATCTTCTATTACACTAACACCTGTTATAAAGTCATTTGATGAAAAATTTAAAAATGATCCAGAGATTAAAAGTGTCCATGTATTTTGAGCAGATGTAGGTCCTACGTATAATTCATAAACATAACATTTAGCCGTAGAAGATGCATAAGTTGGATTACCATTAGTATAAGGATCTGTATAATCAGTTAAAAATACAATAATAGTATTGTTAAGTTCATTAGTATATTGACCTATAACCTTTAATGTATTATCACCAAGAGACGTTATATCTATTAAATCATTACCTAAAACAGTTTCTAAAGCACCTATATCATCAGCTTCAGATTTACCTACAGATATATTCTGCGCATCTCTATATTCACCGTTAGGTATTAATCTATCATCCAAGTCTTTATTCATCTTGGATCTTAGAAAACTATTTTTAATTTCAGCCATGTTTAGTTTTTAATCCATTTAGATTGTCCTCTCATTACTTGAATTATTTGATCAAGCTTGATATTAGATAATCTTATTTTAGCATTTCTTAATTTAGCACTAGCTTCTTTTTTAAATCTACGAACAACATACTCTTGAACATTAGCTGATGTAGATAATATAGCATGCATTATATAAGCATATAAAGCTTCTTCAGATAATTTTGGTATCTTTACGTCCATGTTATAAGCGTTACCATCTGATATATATTCTAGTATTATTAGTTTACCTTTTAAATCGCTACTAAAAGATATTTTACCCTCTCTATCGTTTATTGTAAACCATCCGTTTTTTTGACTAGTAACAGGTTCTAAACCATATCTTTGACCTAAAGCACCGTTATAATAACCTTGCCAATATATATTTGCCTCACTGTATTCTTCAGTATAAGCACCACTTATATTTCTTGGATCATTTTTTGCCCAAGCTTCTTCTGTTTGTGAAGTACTTTGAATATTAGAATCAAAGTTATCTTGAGTAGGTGTACCATTATCGTCTTGAACAGGGTTAGCATAAGGGTTTGTAGTTAATTCATTTGCAGGGTATATAGTATGTTGCACACCATGTTTATCTATCCAAGAAAATCTAACGTAATTGACATAATCTTGAGGCAATATTACACTTAAGGCATTATTTACGGTTAATTCCTGTGATTTAATACTTCTTAATGTATCATAACTAAATTCTTGCAAACCACGTCTTGCGTGAAATATAACATCTGTTCTTTTTACACTAGGTATAAGTTTACCAGCCCCTACATATGCAATTAAAAAATTATCAATTACATCAGTTAATTTAGTGTAAGAATAATCACCATAATTATTTTCTATAGTTGATTCAGTTAATTGTATTTTTAAATAAGAACCTGCCGCTAAATAAGAATTTATTGTAATAACATTATTAACCTCTGTATAAGGTTCAGCAAATTTAAATACTAACGCTGCATTCGCAGGTATTTGAATAGCTACAGCACATGTAAATGTTGTTGTAGACAAGGCTTGAGTTACAGTTCCATATGTCTGTGTTCCAGCTGAGTTTTGTATTAACATGCCAGCTACAATATTTATATTAGCAACTGTAATTGTCAATGTTTGAGTACCTGTAGCAACATTAGCGTTTACATTAACAGCTGTTGTTTTAGAATTATTAGGTGTTAACTCAGTCCAAGTTAAAGCATCAGGACTTGAATATACATGAAAATTATTTAAGCCATATTGTGCGCTAGCGTTATCTGAACTACCAAATATCAAATCAGTATTAAACGTGCTAGTAAAAGTTTTACCTGCACCTGCAGATGATATATAAAACTGCTGAGCTCCAGCGTAATATTGTCTATTAGTTTCGGTTATTAAACCACCATCAGGTCTTGGCATAATTTATTATCTTTGTTGATTAATGTTTTCTTGTGCAACTTGTTGAGCAGCTACTTGTACTATTTCAGGACTTCTAATCACAACACCAGCATATAATAATATTTTTAATATTAATTCTGTTTGCTCTGCAGGATGTAATTCAAAGTTAAAAGAAGTTGAAGCGTTAAAAACATATTGATTATTTAAACCAGTTGTAAAGTTCCATATAGGTGCAATTGGTTTTCTTATATATGATACTGTAATACCACTTGTTATAGAATTTGGATATACAGTAATTTTATTATTTTTGTATGTGTATATAGGATAGGTTGTAGTTGGAGATGTTAAATTAGATGATAATAAATGATATAAATCTTTAGTACCAACTCTTTCTAGTTCTTGAGTAGGTAAAGCACCTGCTGTATAAAACAAATCACCAAGTCTATAGAATTCTTTTGGATATACGTTTACAATTAAAGTTTCACCTATAGTAGGTTGTGAAAAGAAATTTATTGTTGTTCCAGATATTTCATATAAATCATCAGATATTAACACACCGTTAGCAAAAACCTCTACAACTCCATTAGCTATTTGACTAGCTGTTGCTGTTTGTATAACATAAGCTGTTGTTGCTCCAGCTGTAGCTGCTGGTAAAGTTGTTGTTGCTATAGATCCTGAACCGGAAAATTGTTGTGGTAAATTAAAAACGTTACTTGAAGATATTGATGTAGCGCTTCCAAACTCTTTAAATAAAGAAATTTTTTCATCAAGATTAAGTATTCTATCTGAAAAATCTGTGTCTGTTTGTGGAATACGTATTTGCTGATTTAAACTATCGAAATACGTTTCAAATATTTCTAATTGAGCTTGAGCACCTGTTTTATTAAACTCAACAGGCGTCATATAACCTCTCTGTTCTTTATTTAGTATTAATAAAACGGTTTGATATACAGTATTTACGTTTATTGCCATTTTAATATTTTAGTTAATAGTGATTAGGGCCACAAAAGTGACCCTTCACTATAATTATAGTTACATATTATTGTAACTTTTTCTCTATTGTTTTGAAGATTTCTACACCTTCATCAGTTTTAAAGAAAGCAGCCATAGCTGAATAAGGGTTTTCATCAAATGGAACTGTCATTAATTTTCTATCATTAGAGCCCCAGTGGAATGTTCGTTGGTCTTGTGATAGTTTAATTATACCTAGCTCCACAGCTTTAATAGCTGTATTTCTAAGCCCTACATTTTCATCATTTGCAATAGCTAAAAACGCTTGAGGGTTTTTCTTAGCCATTAGAAGTAAATCTCTTTTAATTTCTTTAGAACTCATTTCAGAAACTCTAGAGCCTTTTTCAACTCTTAATATAGCTTCTGCGTGATCAATCTCTATATTCTTAGCAAGATTTAATGCATCGATTTCATAGTTAATTTGATCTAATTCATCCTCTGCTACTTTCATTGGTTCTAATTCTTTATATATAATATTCTTTTTAGGATGATATAATGAAAGTAATTTTTGTAAATTTTGTTTTGCTTTAGGTACAGTTAAAACTCCTTCTTCAAAAATAATATGACCTAATATAACCTCTCCTTTTTGTTCATCTACAAAACATGAGTTATGATTAGTTGCGTATCTTATTTCTCTTTGTGTTCCAGTTGATTCATCAAACCACATTAAAGGGTATCTACGTGAATTTCTAGCGCCTAAAGTATATGTTAAAGGACTTAAGTCCTGTAAAAGATAATATGTTCTATCTTTAATCTCCCATTGTGGGGATTTATTTTCTTTTGTTTTTGACATGATATAATATAATATAATTAATAAAATAAAGAGTATCTCCGCCCGAAGACGGAGATAAACTTTAAAGCAATATTAGCTTTGGAATAATACGAAGTTATTCGCAGCTTGAGTCACAAGACATCTTTCAGATAACCAGTTAACTTGCATTGCATCTAATTCAGAAGTGTAAACACCTCCAACAGATCCAGTGATCCAGTTTTTGTATCTTCTGTCATCTCCTTGTGATGATCTATATCTTACGTGTAAGAATGGTCTTCTAATGTTTGTACCTAAAATTTGGTCATACACTGTAGAAGTTCCCGCAGGAATTAATACACCTTCGATATTGCTAACTGCAACTGCACCTCTTGTAGAAGCGTCATTTAAGTATTTCCAGCTAGTTTTGTAAAAGTCATAAGAACCTCTTCTAAATCCAGAGAATCCTAAGTTAAGAGCCATATCCTCAGAGTTTTCAAATAAACCATAAGCAACACCTCCAGCAAAACCACCAGAGATTTGTCCTAGCATATCATCAAAATCTAAATCCATAGATCTGTTTAAGAAAAGCATGTTTTCTTCAATAGCTCCTTGAGTATCAAGATTTTTAAGCACTTGATCAAAGTCAGAGATACCAGTACCACCGTTAAATCCAGTCATAACGTTACCTCTTGCTGTGATAGCAGCAAATAAACCTTCAGAACCATGAGCAACAGCAGCACCACCAGCAGCGGTAAATCCTGGTACGTTTGCTGAGCTTGCAGCAAAGTTAATACCAGCAGCACCTGCAGCTAATTCTGATTCAACCATCGCCATTTCTAAATAGTCATCAAATCTTAATCTTGTTTCAGACTCAGATTTTAAGTACCATAGGTATCCTGATGTACCATCTTCTGTAGCAACTTCAACCCATCCAATTTGTGCAGTGTCAGAACCATTGATTTCATATCTATCTTTTATGATAATCGGTTGGTTAGAATACTGAGTAAATTGTGGTTCAATTGATTTGCTTCCTGAAGTTGTTCCTTTTGCAAAAATAGAACCGTAAACAAATACCTTAAGGTTTTGTACACCTGTTCCTAATGCATCCCAGTTATTAGCTTGGAAAGGATAAGCAGTAATATTACCAGCAGCAACTGCACCAACAATACCTTTAATAGTAACTCCAGTAACTGGGTTCATTACTACGATAGTATCGTTAGGGAAAATTGCATTTTGAATAGTACCAGCATTAGCAGGAATAGTAATAACTGGTGAAGCAGCTCCACCGTTAAGACCACAACCTGTGTATGCAATATGTAATCTATTTTGTTCAGACCAGATAACCTGATCAGATGTCATTGGCATTTCAGCGCCAACCATTCTTAGGAAACCATTTAAAGTTCTGTTTCCGTATCTTTCTACTTCAGCTTCATATACTTCTGGTAAATATTGTTGAGCAAAGTCATTTGCACCACCGTTAAATGCCAAATAGTTATTAGCTAATGTTTGTGGCGCTTGAGAAGGTACTAAACTTCCGAACGCCGGATTTAATGTAGCCATTTGTAATTGATTTTTTTAGTTAAATTTTCGTGTTTTAATTTTCAATTTTGAACTATCTAAACCACTGACTGCTTTTACTTTTAATCCATTAACAAATACATCTCCAGTAGGACTTTCTCTTACTTCAGTTTGTACGTTTTTAGATTTTGCAGCAACATCTCTTATAGCATCAGCTTTACCTTGCTCATAAAAATGTTGTGCAATAGTATCTACATTTTCAGCAGCATACATAGCCTTATGATAACCTTTAACATCTGTTACATCACCTTTATCATTTAAGAACTTCTTAATTACATTAGTAATATTAGATTGTTTTTCTGCAACTGCGTCTGGATTTTTAACACCATATCTAAATTTCTTTTCCCCTACGTTGAAATCAAAACCTTTGAATTCTTTAGAAAAATAATCTTTAGTATTAGATTTAAATCTTTCGTGTTGCTCTTGAGCAGTTTCCTGCTCTTGGTTATATCGATTAAAAAAGTCCATAGCTTTTTGTTGGTCTTGAGTAACGCCGGGTCTCAACTTGATCTCCTCGTAATATTTACTTTTTAAACCTTCTAAATGCTTGCGGGCTTTTGCAACCTCTTCTTTATATGCGAGTTTTTTCTTTCGGATCTCTCGCTCCTCGTCTACCTCTGCATCAAAAGAAAAATTATCTTCCATCATGAAATTAATTTCTTCTGAATTTAAGTGTGATTTTTCTTGTTTATAATACTCTCTTAATAAAGTATCATTATCTACATTAGAATAGTCAGCATTTAATCTAACATAATCTTCTAATGTTCCACCAGTTTCTTTCATAAAGTCTATAACTTTTTCGATGTTTTCTGGTAGTTTAGCTATTTCTCTTGCCTCTTCAGGTGTTGGAGCAATAACTCTTTCTTCAATTTTTTCACCTATTTCCTGTATTTCTTCTTCAACCTTTTGTTCAATAGGTTTTTCTTCTTCTACAATTTCTTGTATTACTTGCTCTTCTTCTTTATTTTCAGGAATTTCTTTGGGCTCTGGTACTTGTTTGTCCACTCCAGAGCTAACTCCGGTTTGTTCGCCCACATCCACCTTCTTTGTTTCTCCGACTTGAATGGCATCTGTTTCTTCTGTTTTAGGTTTAGACAAATCTAATTTAATAGGTTCATCTTTTTTTGTTAATTTTTTAGGTTTACGTTTAATTTTAAACGAACCTTCTTCTTTTACTTTTTCAGACATAATATAATATAATAAAAATTAATAAATAGTTTATTGCGGTTCAAACTGCTCTAAACCAAATCCGCCTAAATTATCCATACCTGCTGATTCAAAATCTGTAGGTAACAAGTCATTTTGGCGTTGCTCAATCATTTTTGATTGTTGCGTTGCTTGTATTTTAGTTCTTTTATCTTTACGATCTTCTATAAATTGTTCTTTTTCTCTATCAGTATTTACTTTAGCTTGTGCTAATTGTAATTGATAATTAAACTCTTCAGCCATTAATTGTTTTTTAATTAACGCCTCTTGCTCCATTCTTTGTATTTCAAATTGAGATTTAGCTTGTTCTATTTGTATTTCTGTTTTAGCTAATGCCTCTTGTTTTTGAACTTCATTTAAAGCAGCTTGCTCTGATTGTTGCATGTTTGCTTGAGCTTGCGCCTGTATTTGATCTTGTTGAGCTTGTTGATCTGCTTTTTGTTTTTGTATTCTTCTGTATTTTAATATTTGATTAGCTAACTGTATATTTTTAACTTCTCTTACATCAATAGCGTCTTCTAAATATATTTGACCCGACTGTAAAGCTACTTGAATATTTTGTTCTAACATAGCTTTTTCTTCATCATCAGGTTCTAAATCTAAATAAATACCAAAATCATATAAATGAAGATTTTTTAATTCTTCTAAGTTTTGAGTATTGGTCAATGATATACTTTGCATTAAAGCCTGTTTAGTTAAATCAAACTCTAAAGCATCAGCTAATCTTAATGATATATTTT